TGGATGGGGATAAGCTCATAGAAGTGTGGGAAGTAAATCTCGCAGAACCCGGTACCGGAAATGAGGAAGGAAAGTTTAAGGCAAAATATTTTAGGGGTTATCTTACAGAATTTGAAATCACATCAAATGCTGAAGATTATACGGAAGTGTCACTTACATTTGGTATAAATGGCAGCGGTGTAGATGGTTATGCTACAGTGACAGAGCAACAGCAGGAAATTGCAAATTATGTCTTTGCAGATACGCAGAAGACAGGAGCTTAGAGAGGGTGGAAGTAAACCACTCTCTTATTTTTTAAATGGGAGGATTTATACATGTTTGAATTAACCATAAATGATACAGTATATCAGTTTAAATTCGGGATTGGCTTTGTTAGAGCAATAAATAAAGCAGCACAGATGCCCGTAACGGGAGTTCCGGGCGCAATCCAAGAAGTAGGGCTTGCGCTTGCAGTAACAAAGGTTTTAGACGGAGATGTGATCGCTTTGATTGATATTTTAGAGCTTGCAAATAAAGGCTACGAGCCGAGAATTACAAAAAAAATTCTTGAAGATCATATAGATTCAGAGGACACCAATATCGACGAATTATTTAATGAGGTGGCGGATTTTTTAGAAAAGGCAAATGCTACCAAGAAAATAACACAGAAAATGAAGGAAGTAGCGGAACAGCAGGAAGAAACGGCGTAGGGAGCTTTGACGATATATATAAGGATATAGCTTTGAACTGTTTTAGATTTTTAAATTTTAAAAGCTTTGAAGAAGTGGATAGGCTCACCATACCGGAGTATGAACTTTTAATGAAGGCGGTAGAATTGCGGGAAGCTGATCTTGATTACCGTCTGCACATGCAAGCGTACCTCAACTTGCGGGTTAAGGCAAAAAAGAAGAGCGGCAGACGTAAGGAAAAGCCCGTATTTACAACTTTTGAAAAATTTTATAACCGGCAAAAGGCTATAGATGAAATCATGAATCCTAGAAAGAAAAAAGCAAGATTTGTCGGTATAGGAAAATTACTCAAGAAAGGGGGAGAAGAAAACGGATAGTTATACAGTACAAGCGGTATTGACACTAAAAGACAATTTGTCCGCTGGGCTAAAAAATGCCGCAGGAGCGACAGGATCCCTCGGGAGTAAATTTAAAAGTGCTGTAGGTCTTGGTGCTGCTATGCAGGTTGGCATGAAAGCTGTAAGTTCAGCTATGGGCGTGGTATCAAGCAGCATGGGCGCAGCCGTCAGTAGAGTGGACACGCTTAATCAGTTTCCAAAGATAATGAATCAAATGGGGCTGGCGTCTGAGTCTACCGCCAACAAAGTTAAAAATAACTTGGTTAAGGCAATCGACGGATTACCTACGTCTCTTGACGAGATTGTGTCAAGCACAAAGAATCTGGCAGTGCTCACTGGGGATTTAGACAAAGCTGCAGATACCGCGGTTGCGCTTAATGACGCGTTTCTCGCGTCTGGTTCGTCCAGCGCAGACGCAGCAAGAGGTTTGACTCAATATTCCCAAATGCTCGCAAAAGGTAAAGTGGATCAGCAGTCATGGAATACCTTATGTGAAACAATGGGGTACGGGCTGGACAAAACCGCAAAATCACTGCTCGGCAACACAGCAAATCAGAGAGATCTTTATGCAGCGCTTCAAGACGGCAGCGTGACATTTGACGAATTTAACGATGAGCTCATAAAACTGGATAAAGCAGAGGGCGGTTTTGCGGACACGGCAAGAACGGCCTCGGTTGGAATTGCGACAAGTTTCTCAAACATTAAAACTGCTATAGTTGCCGGACTGGCTAACTCTATTAACGCTATTGATGAAGCAATGAGATCATCTGGGGTCAAATGGCTTGAGGGCGGAATCGCAGGCACGCTGGATAAGGTTAAGATGGCCGTTTCATCGGCATTCAAAGGCATAAACAAGGCTATACAGTCAGTTAATATCAAAGGCATTGTTGATGGGCTCACGCCGGCTTTTGAGACATTAAAAATGACTGCTCAAACAACTGGAAAAGTAATAGGCAAGGTTGCCGGATTTTTAAACAAACATGCTGAGGGCATATCAAGTATGATTCCGGTAATTATCGCGGGTGCTATGGCCTTCAAGGCGTATAAAAAAATCTCATCGTTTTTCGCATCGTTAGGCGGGGCGACAGAAACCATGAATATCTTTGGGAATAGCACTAAAAAAGCTAAAAAAGCAACCTTGACGTTAAAAAAGGGGCTTGCATCACTCGCTAAAAATGCAGGAATAGCACTTATTATAGGATCCTTAGCGGCACTGGCCTTTGCCTTAAAAGGTATAGCCTCACTTGGCACCACAGCGGTGGCGCCATTGCTTACGTTTGGCGTTGTTGTGGCTGTCCTCGCGAAAGTTTTTGAATCAACGGGAAAAAAACTGCAAAAAAATATGAAGGGCATTATCGCCTTTTCAGCTGGAATTACTGGAATGGCTCTTGCTATGGCCCCACTTGCCAATGCAGGACTTGAAGGAGCTGCAGCAATAGGAGCTTTTGGCATAGTAGTTGCTAGTCTTGCGGCGGTTTTGGCAAGTCTTGGAACTAAGCTACAGTTGGGAATGAAAGGTATTATAGTTTTTGCCGCGGCAGTATCAGCAATGGCCCTCGCAATGGCACCGATCGCGCAGACGGGAACAGCAGGAGCTAAAGCGATGGCAGTGTTCGGCATGGTCGTTGCGGGGCTTGTGGCAGTGTTTTCGATATTTGGTACAGCGTTAAATATTGCGATACCGGGTATGTTGGCATTGGGCGCAACTGTATTGATGGTCGGTGCGGGAATGAAATTGGCAACACCATTTATTAAAGCGATGAGTGGTATGATGCGACAGTTAGGCAACACGGTATCACAGGTGGCGGGGTCAATAGCAGGGGCGGTAAGCAGGATAGTATCTGCCATTGGTGGTACATTGTGCCGCGTAATGCAGACGGCAGGAAATGTTATCAGTAAAGTAGCAGGCTCTATAAGCACGGCATTTCTTAAAATAAGCGATGGGGCAAGTAAGGTAATTAGTGCAATAAGTGGAGGGCTTTCCTCGGTGCTTGATTCGATCGCAGGGATTATAGATTCCGTCGGAACGGCTGCCCGGAATGCAGGTACCGGGTTCAAGTCCGTTGCAGAAGGGATTAAAATGATTGCAGGGTTGTCGTTTTGGGATATTGCAAAGTCACTGGGGACAGTGGCAACCGGCATTGGCGAAGTGTCTGCAAAAGGGCGTGGATTACCGCAAGTTGCATCTGGAATGCAGGTTTTAATGGCAGCATTTTCAATGGGTGCGGGGAGTATCGTTGTTTTTAATGCAGCAATGTCAAACATGTCCCAATCTACTGCTATAGCTCCGGCGATTACGGCGCTAAGTAATTCTCTTGTCGTATTTTCTGGGTATGCGCTTACTGCTGGAGTAGGGGCAATTACTTTAGGCGCGGGCATGATAATTGCTGCAACAGGAGTGCGGCAAGCAGGAAGTGGCGCTGTTATTGCAGCGGCGGGATTTTTGCTGTTAGGTGCGGGCATCAAAGTGACAGCAATCGCCGCAAAAGCGGTTGCATCGCAGCTGAAGGCCATATCATCAACAGCAAAACAAGCACAAGGCTCGCTGAAATCGATGCAGGCATCAACAAAAGTGGTGCAGTCGGGGCTTAGTGCAATTGGGGCTAAGGCAAAATCCTCAATGAGCCAGCTTATTAGTTCATTTTCAAGCGCCTCTGGCAAAGCAAGGTCCGCAGGCTCAAAGCTGGGAACAGGATTTAATTCAGGGATGTCACCGGGAATGAGTAAGGCGAAATCAACGGCAACCAAGGCCGTTTCTTCCATTGCATCAAAATTAAATAGCGGCGCAGGAAAAGCGCGTTCTGCGGGTGCAAATATCGGCCGCGGTCTGGCTAATGGTATGGCATCTCAGCTTGGCCACGTCAGATCAGTTGCGTCGCAGCTTGCAGCGCAGGCGGATAAGGCGATCCGAGCAAAGGCTAAGATCAAATCCCCTTCACGGGTGACCAGAAAATCAGGGCACTTTATCGGAGAGGGTTTTGCGCTTGGAATCTTGGATCTAAAAAGAAAAGTTTCTGACGCATCGGAAAAGTTATTTAGCATCCCTGTACTTACGCCGGGTCCCGATCTTGCGTTTTCGATGGGCGGCTACGAAGGCATGTCGCTTAATAGCGATTATGATTATTACCGCAACATGGATATCACAATATCGGTACCGGTTAATCTGGATGGCAGGGAAGTGGCAAAGGTAACTGCCCCGTATACAGAAGCGGAGTTAAGCAAAAGGCAGCAAAGAGAGGATAGAAGAAACGGAAGAAGATAGGAGGGCAGGCAATGTACGATTTTATAGATACTAATGAGTCTCAGAGCAGTGCTACGCTGCCCTCTGAGGCTATGTCCATTTACGGGGAATATATCGAAGATCAAGTGCCGGGATATCAGACGTTATACGTTAGCGGCAGGGAGTCTCTTGCAGCCGATCTGATGACATTTGAAACGGGAGCATCGGATGGTGAGACTATACAGAGACGTCGTTTCCCTGCAAGAACCATAACGGTGGGATTTCAGATCCTTGCAAGATCAAACAGTGAGTTCCGCACAGCATTTAATTTGTTAAATAGTGCGCTTTATGTGACGGAAGCACCAATCTCTTTTGCGGATGAACCGGATAAGTTTTTTATCGGAACACCAATCATGAATGCGGAGCCGGAGCCGGGCTCAAACTCTGTTACAGCGGAATTTGAGGTTTACTGTGCAGATCCTTTTAAGTACTCCATCGAGCTACACGTAGAAGAACCGGTCATGATTACCGGAACTGACGATGCAGGAAACGAGGTAACGCAGCCAGTCTTTGTAATAAATTATCAGGGCACATACCGAAGTTACCCTGAGCTATCAGCGATCTTTGCATCTACGGAAGATACCGATGGCAAACGGGTACGGCTTGGAGAATGTGGGTACGTCGCGTTTGTGGATCAAAACGAGAATATTATTCAGCTTGGAAATCCAGAAGAAGCAGACGTGAATGAAACACAGTACCCTATGTCGCAGCCTCTAATCAATCAGACTTTTAAGAGCGTAGCAAATTGGAGTGCGAACAGTGGCAAGACCGCAGGCAGTAATTATGTGATGGCGGGCAGTATGAAGGTACAGGCAATTAAAGATTCATCCGCGAACAAAACATTTAATTGTGCTCTGCCGGCAGGATATGGTAGCGGTTCGGCGTGGCATGGACCTTGTATATCACTTACCCCAAAAGATGCGGCGGGGACGAGCGGAGCTGTAAATTTCCGTTTTTCATATCAGCAGATTATGGCGCTTTCCGCGACTACGGCAACTGCAAAAAAGCAGCGAGGTTGTTTTCAGGCGCTTTTGATTAATGCAGATAACAACAGCATCTTAGCAGGAGTATTAATCGATAAATCCGGTGCGGGGACAACTGCGACGATGAGAACAATCGTAAACGGAACTGTGAAATCGACAGATAGTATCGATCTTTCTTGGTACAATACCAGATTTGGCTATACACACATCTGGACAACGACTACCAAGACCTATAAGTGGGTCACTAAAAAAGTCAAAAAGAAAAAGAAAAAAGTAAAGCAGTGGTATACCAAAACTGTAAAACACCGCACAGATCCGGTGCGAACTACATCTATTACGAAAAATGGCGCCGTTGTTACGTTTTCCATCGGCGGTACCGTGAAAAAGTTTACCGTGCCGGAAATTGCGGAGGCAAAAGCACATCAGATCGTTTTTTATTTTGGGAATTACGGAACCTATGCAGGATTGTCTTCTAATGCTCTTGCGCAGTGTCTTTTTACTAGAGATGATTGCGAGCGTTTTTATGATATTCCAAATGTTTTTGCTCCAGGGCAGGAAGTCGTGGCAGATTGCGATGACGCAGAAATTTATCTGGACGGCGAACGCAATCCAATGCTGGGTGCGCTTGGTAACGACTGGGAAGATTTCTGTCTGATGCCCGGAACGAATCAGATCGGGATTGCTTACTCTGATTGGGTAGATGATGCGTATTCACCAACCTTCAAGATAAAATATAGAGAGGTATTTTTATGATCATATATTTTTCTGATCGGGAGATGCAGATTCTGGGGCATGCATCAACGAGCCTGCCCAATGGATATTTGTTATACGAGGATCTGAAAACAGAGGATATCGATTCTGGCGTTGCCTGTTTTTCCTGCAAGATCGCCTATAAAGACGGAGACCGGGAAGAGCTTGAAAACATGGCAGTTGCAGGCCATTATATCTTGCGGAGCAGCAATAGCGAAAACACGTCAGAAAATGACGAAGATGAAAATAAATCGCATGGTAATTATAACGAATTTTACACAATCATCGACTCGGAATTTGATACAAAAAAGCAGGAAGTATATATTTATGCGGAGGACGCAGGGCTTGATCTGCTGAATTATATTTGTCCAGCGTACGAAGGAAAATCAATGACGATTACTCAGTACATCAACGCATTTATTAAAGGGTATGGCTGGGAAATCGGGACAAATGAGCTGGGGTCTGCCTCAAAGCTATCATTAAAGTGGGAGGGAGAATCCTCTGCGACAGAACGAATGCAGTCAATCATAAATAGTTTTGGCGGCGAGATCGGCTATTCTTTTGAAATTGAAAGGCTGGAAGTAAAGCATAAATATATCAATATCTACAAAGAACGCGGCAAAGACATTGGGGAGCAGTTAAGGCTAAATTATGAAATTGACAGCATTATTACGAAAAAGTCTATTGCCAACCTTGCAACGGCGATTTATGCAACCGGTGGCACGCCGGAAAATAAATCAGTGCCGATTAATTTGAAGAACTATACCTATACTGCTGATGGTGGTGATATCTATGTGGATAAGACTACTGGTCAAGTGCGGTGTAAATCCGCCATGAATAAATGGCGGGGAATCTTAGATGATGACGGATTGATCCTAAAGCAGTTTTCTTACGATACTACAAGTCAAGCACAACTGGCAGGACAAGCCGCTGCGGAACTGCGAAAATGTAAAGATGTCGAGGTAAATTATGAGATCGATTTTACGCAGATCCCTGACAGCCTGCGCATCGGTGATCGGATCAACGTGATTGATGATGAGGGCGCGTTATATTTATCCGGCAGAGTGTTAAAAATGGAGATTTCCGAGGTAGAGCAGACGAAAAAACTCACATTGGGCGAGTATCTGATCAAAGATTCGGGAGTTTCTTCCAAGGTGGCGGAACTTGCAGAAAAATTTTCCTCGGCTGCGCTTAATCGAAAGTTTTTTACTTGGATTGCATATGCGGATGATGAGAATGGCAGCGGAATTGCTTTAGAGCCAACAGGAAAAACATATCTTGGAACAGCAGTTAATCAGATGGAGGAGGTTATTGACATTACCGACCCATCTGTTTTTTCTTGGGTAAAAATACAAGGTGAGCCCGGGGCGGCAGGATCGGTAGTACCGCTGATTACAATCACATCATCTCAAGGTACAAATTTTAAGTCAGAGCAAATTTCTACGATATTGACAGCTCACGTCTACAAAGAAGGCGGAGAGTTGACGGAAGCGCAAATTGCAAAGCTCGGCGAAATAAAGTGGTATCAAGGCAGTGATTTAATAACTACCGGAAAAACACTGGTTCTTGATCTTGTAAATGCCGCAGATAATGTCGTGTATACGGCAAGATTGGAGGGGTAACGTGTCTATTTTAGCGAGTGCAGAGATAACATTGACACATATAAAAGACGGAGCGGACGGCGCTACCGGGCCGCAAGGTCCTAAAGGCGAAAAAGGTGACACAGGCGCTACCGGGCCACAAGGGCCTAAAGGTGATACTGGAGCTACGGGGCTTCAGGGATTACAAGGCCCTAAGGGCGATCAAGGCATTCCCGGACCGAAGGGCGACACCGGAGCAACCGGAGCAACAGGCGCGAAGGGAGATAAGGGTGACACTGGAGCCGCTGGTGCAGCCGGGGCGGATGGTAAGACAAGTTATTTCCATATTAAATATTCATCGGTGGCGAATCCAACATCATCGAGTCAGATGACCGAAACACCGTCCACCTATATTGGTACATATGTGGATTATACGGCTGCGGATAGCGCCGATCCAACAAAATATACTTGGTCAAGGTTTCAAGGCGCGCAGGGAGCAAAAGGCGATCAGGGCATCGCTGGCACCAATGGAGCTGACGGCAAAACATCATATCTACACATTGCTTATGCAAACAGCGCGGATGGTACCAGTGGTTTTAGTGTGTCTGACTCCGCCGGCAAGGTATATATCGGGCAGTATACGGATTTCGTTCAGGCAGATTCGACCGATACGACGAAATACGCTTGGACTCGCATCAAGGGCGAGCAGGGTGCGCAGGGTCTCCAAGGCTTGCAAGGTCCTAAGGGCGATCAAGGCATTCCCGGGCCGAAGGGCGACACTGGAGCCACTGGTGCAGCCGGGGCGGACGGTAAGACTTCGTATTTCCATATTAAATATTCATCGGTGGCGAATCCAACATCATCAAGTCAGATGACCGAAACGCCGTCTACCTATATTGGTACATACGTGGATTATACGGCTGCGGATAGTACTGATCCAACAAAATATACTTGGTCAAGGTTTCAAGGCGCGCAGGGAGCAAAAGGTGATCAGGGCATCGCTGGCACCAATGGAGCTGACGGCAAAACATCATATCTACATATTGCTTATGCAAACAATGCAGACGGTACCAGCGGTTTTAGTGTGTCTGACTCCACCGGCAAGCTGTACATTGGTCAATATACGGACTTTACGCAAGCCGACAGTACGTCTCCGTCTAAGTATTCCTGGACTAAGATCAAAGGTGAAACCGGAGCTACCGGACCTACTGGTGCGACCGGTCCTAAAGGAGATACTGGAGCAACTGGCGCTGCTGGTACACCCGGTATCGACTTTTCTCAAGGTAAAATGTTATTCACCGATCCAACGTTTGCTAGTGGAGTAAATAGTACGGTACCTTATGCAAACTCTGGCAGTAGTTATTTAACATGGGCTAGAGTTGCAAAATCCTCGGATAATCCTATGGCTGGAACCGGCTACGAGATGGTTTGTACAAATACCGGAACCGTTTCTCCTGCCAATGGTGGATTCCGATGGTCGCATAGCTCGCGTGCAAATGCGGTATTCATTTATCGAATTATCGCTAAAATTCCTACCGGAAGATCGCTTATATGGGCAACGAACAGTATTGGCACCGGAAGTAATTCAAAATGGTTAACATCAAATGCCGGAACGGGAAAATTCACAGAATATTTATTTAGACTGGAATGTGGTGATACTGGTACTTTTAGCACAACTGGGTATTTCTACGTAAACGGTGCTGCTGGCACAGCAAACAACCCTTTGAAATGGTATGTGGCTTATGCAACCGTATTTGATATGACGAATGTATCAGATGTTAAAACAGCGCAGGATACAGCAAATAGCGCGTCTAAAGTAGCCACAAACTATTTAAATTATGATAGTAATGGTTTGGTAATTGGAAATTTGACTAATTCCACGCTTGGTAATAATGTTCTTATCGACAATGACTCCGTCGACATCAGAAACGGTAATGCGGTGTTGGCAAGTTATCAGGCGAACCGGGTAGAACTGGCAAAAAACAGCAGAGAAGCGGTAATTGATTTATGCGATGGAATAGCATCATTATCAAATAAAGATGATGAAGGGCAACTGGTTGGAGATTTTAACAGATTATTAATTCAGTCCGAAGATCAAGTGAGCGTGGAATCCCGGAACTTTGAAGTGTTTTGCAAATATGAGGGAACTGTAAATGAATTTTCAATGAATGGATATCAGCCGTGGGATCCCGATATACCATCAGAAGATTGGAACGCTACCATAGGCTTGGGTACCAGAAGGATGGCAACACTTCCAGAAGAATATGGAAATGATTCGATTATTTATGGTGGAAGATTGGATTTATCTGCGATCGCGGGAGGATGTGCCAGGCTTTATGCGAATGCATCAGATAGTTATAATTGGGTAGAGTTTAATCTTAATGGATCAACTGGATTTGCTGAGCTATATGGAGACCCTGCAAATTTGTTGATGCAAGTTAATAGCGGCATTTATTCAGATGATCCCACTAGCGGGGAAGTTAAAGAGGTGTTTACACCTCAATCATCAGCAGGAAATACAACAGTCGGATATGGAAATTATGCAAAGGCAAGTGGAAACACTAATCTTTACGGAAATGATGTGGTTATTTTGTCTGCCGCAGCCGGAAATGTAAGTATGAGACCCTACATGAGAAAAGGCGATAAACTTACTGGTTATCGGGTGACGACATCTGGATATCTTACATCGTCCAATCAAATTGTTTATTTTACAATTCCTCTACAAAAACCGATCATTGGAAATCCTACCGTATCGATATCGTCAAGTTCCGGTTTGATCTTGCGACAAGTAACTAAATATACGCATGGTTCGGCATCATCCACAAGAGTAAAACCTACAAGTTATACGGTAACGACCATTAATAGTGGTTATGCACTTATGATTCAGGCGAAATTTACCACTACAACCAACAGTCAGAACAACTCATGTATCGGAATTGATGCATCTTTAAATATCACATTATCATAAGGAGGGTTTTAAAATGGCACTAAAGAAAGCAATCCGTCAGAATGACGGCGTTATTACTAACTACCATAGAATTTTATTTATCGAATTGACTGTGAACAGCCATAATTCTATCGCCGTTTTGTCATATGTAGATGATGACGCAAGAGCTGAAGAACAAAACGAAAATAGAGAAGAGATATTCGAACCTTACAAGAGATGCATAACATACGAAACGGATTATGATCCGTCAATGACAATTGAAAAGGCGTACGAATATATCAAGACTCTACCTGAGTTTGAAAACGCAGAAAATGTTTAAGTGGAGGAGAAATCATGAAAGAAAAATTACAAATGTTAAGAAATACAATGGCAGATATTGAAACAAAAGGTGATAGCACTTTGCGAATGGCAGACTGTTTAAAATTTGTCGCACAGCTCATAAACGAATGCGAGAAGTCAGAATTGAAGGTTACGCCAGAGAACGATGCATCGATAGAGAAATGAGGTGATTTGTGATGACGTTTATCGACCTGACGTTGGAACAACTAAAACTATATAAAGCTCAATGTGAAGCATATGGGACAATCGAAGATGTTGTTGAGTGTGAAAAAAGAATAAAAGAGCTTATGGCAAGGCAATAGAGCCTTGTTTTTTATTACGGAAAGGAAGGTAAAAAATGAACACATTTTTAACATCAAACAGATGGCATATGAGACTGCTACGAACGATAGTGCAGGGCGTTATAGGCGTACTCATTGCTAATCTCGACCTTATAGTGTCAGCATTTGATTTTAACTCAGGCGTAAAGGCTCTGATTGTTGCTCTTGTTATGGCTGTACTGTCACCAATCATGTCAGCAATCGGTACCGATACAGTAGTTGAGGACGGACTTATCGGCGGAGAGACACATAAGGCAAAGCCTGACGATGATGAGGAGGTGTAATCATGGCGGCAGTAAAAGGATCAACAGTAATCAATAAAGCGACAGATATGCTGGGAAAAACTGGGACTACCATCTGGAACTATTACGGACTTGCCAAGGGTACGGCATATTGCGCCGCCTTTGTGTCATATATCATGGCTAAGGCAGGGGCAAAGAGTCTATTTTACGGTGGCAAACCTGTTTTTTATGTGCCATACGCTCAAGCTTGGCTCAAGAAAAACTGCACTCATGTAAAAATGGCAGATGCAAGACCCGGAGATATCGTTGTATTTACGTGGGATGGCATCGGTAATAACTCCGAAAAAGGCAGCAGAGATCATATTGGATTTATCCGCAAAG